ATTGGGCATTTATCTATCCCACGTAAATGCCGACTGGGACATTCTCCAATACCTTCTTCGTAGAATCCTGGAGACTAGAATCTGCCACGGATAGCTTCTCATATGTCATCTCTTCTAGGAGTGTCTTAAGCTCTTCTCTAAGGCCGTCTTGTTCAGCTTTTGCTTGCCCCAGAAGTTCGGCGGCGTTCATCGTAACACTTTCGCCTGGGATAGGTACGACTGCAAATTTTCCGCGGACCTGACCCAACATTTCCTTGGTTAAAGCTAAAGCAAACCGCCGAATCCACTGCTTGCCAATAGAGTTTATACTTTCGAAAGGTAAGTTGTTAAAGGGCAGCGTATTCATATTATTGATGCCATCGGCACCGGTTTTGCCGCGGGCTGAGTCCTCCCAGGGCTCATAATCGCCCTCAATTGTAAAATTAATCCAAAATTTACCGGGACTAGTTCCAATTGGTTCCGGGAAAAGCCTTAGCATATTATCTTTTATTTCATATGAATAGTGAGAAATGCGAGTTGTGAGGGCGTCTTCATAAGCCATGGCTTGAAGTTTGTTCTGCCAAACCGGTACTACCTCAAATGTCGAATCATCGGCATATTGTCCATATGTCCTCATATTGCCAACAACGGAAAAGCCTCCATAATATCCATAGAAGCGCCACATTGCGCGAGGCGTTTTATAAAAGACCTTCCTTACAATAATTCGTTTATCTTTGACGCGTCCGAAATAAGGAACCGAGGATGAAAGGGCTGATGAAGATGAAACAACGGTCTGTAAATCATAGTCTTGTACCCCCACAAGCCGATCGAAAGAGGCCGAGTAGATCGGTTCCGTACCGCCGATGCCGGTTTCAGTTATCATCTTCTCCGATACTCTGCGCGAGTAACCATAATCAAATTTTGGATATCTTAATTCAACATTTGACCCCGATAGGCTGTCACCACTAACAATTTGTCCGTTTTGGTCAAAAGAAGCAGTCTGGGCGCCCAACAGACTCGATAGTGAATTTTTACTTTGATGAAGATTGACCAGATAAGAGTATTCTAGAACTGCTTCTTCATAGGCTGAGTATACATTTCCTTCTGTTAACTCAATATCTAGTACGTCGCCGCCTAGTTTCTTGTAGGTGTAAGCTACTTGATCCGAAGCTCCGGATAGAAAGGCGGTCGAGTTCGCATATATGCCGAATGGTAATGTTGCAACAACATTGGTGGTGCTCCCTGTGACAGGCAACACATTCGCATTTGAGGTAGATGCAGGGTTGAGTTTCGGGATGGCCATTTATTTTCCTCTTATTGGTACATTACTAAATAGAAAGCCCCGCCTCAAAAGAGACGGGGCTTTAACTATTTTGACTGTTAGTCGACTATGTCAGACTAATTGTCGAGTGCCTGCACAATCACAAGACCGTACATGTCAGGACGAACCATCTTCTTGGCATATCGAGTCATCACGCCCTTGCGAGGCACGAAGTCTTCAACGCCGAAGATCGTCGGTGTGGTCTGCAGCGGCACATAAGGTGCATACACATAACCACTTTCAAGGAAGCTACTACCTCGACGTCCCACCAAAACGATGTTACGCGGGAAGTAAGGATCGACGATAACGTCGAACTTCTTCGAGAGCGAACCAACCTTAACAGCACCCGCGTCGCCGCGGTCGCTATCAGCAGTCACATTGGCACGGAAGCCAGCGGTGAACTCAAGGATGTTGGCAATTTCAGGTCCGCAGACGATGAAGTTGGCAGCACCACGGAGAGTCTTCCGATGGATCTGAGCCGAGACGTCATTAATGGTCTCAATGAGAGTCTCATACCACTCACTGACATTACCAGTGAAGTCCGGAGGACTTGCGGCATTAGACACATCAGCACCAGTAACTCGATTGACGAATTGTCCGGGGTTGCGCGACCAGTACCGAGTGGCAGCAGTTGCACCGCGAACGAGATCTTCAACGATCTCACGATCAATCTCAAGAGCGATCTGCTCAGACAGAATCTGAGTCAGCTCGACCTCCGCGTCAAGGTTGTGGTAGGCGTTAAGATCCTGTCCTAACTCCGGGGTCCACTTGGCCTTGAGCTTCTTGGTGATAGCTGTGACAGCCACGGAATCGACCTTGATGTCGATCTCGGGGATGTTAGCCGCACCTTCGAGTCCCCATAACGGAGCGGCAGCAACCGCACCAGTCTGAGCACCGGCCTGGAACTGATCCACAACCGGGAAGGTAAACATCCAGTTCTGCGAACCAATGTCGGCAGTTGCCGCAGTACCCTCGCCTTCGATAGAACTCGTGAGAGTCACAACGGAAACGCCTGCGGTAGCCTCGAAGATGACAAAGACATCATTATTACGATATCCCGTAAGATCTAGGTGAGAACCCGAGAAGGCGCTCTGCCGGCGGACCTGACTACCAGAAATGGGGCCTAGGCCTGTGGTCGAATCCTCTGCTGTCGGAGCAGTGTCGGGGTCCAGGGTAAGGGCGACCAAGTCATCAAAGTTGAAGACAGAAGTCGCGTTAGAGCCTGTAAGCGACGCACGTGGAATCTGATAGACAGCGCAAACACTACCCGAGAGACCGGGATCATAACCAACTAGCCGGTCAAGTGTGGGGTCGCTTCCATCACCAACAGTACCGGCAGCGACGCGAGCGCCGCCGTCTGAACCGAGAGTAATAGACGCAGCACCCTGTGATCCGAGCTTAATGGTTGCCGACCCCGTTGGAGACGAGTAACCGTTGTTTAATGCATACGGACCACGCTCAGCGTTGACACCTGTGAGGGTGACACCGCCGGTGATCTCGGCTGCAACGCGCCCGCCACCGTAGAGTGACGAAGCGGTTGGGTATCCAAGACGCTGACCGGCTGGGACGTTGTCACCAACCGTGTTGCCGACAGTAAAGTCGAGGAAGAAGATGAGGCCCGAGGGCAAACTCATCGGCTGAACGCTAACGAGATCGTTGGCGATCAGGGAGCCGAATACGCGGCGGACGAGGGGGAATGCGACAGCCGCAAAGCCCTCAACGTCTCCACCCGCCATGGATGAAGACTCTCGAAGTAACTCTTTTGCTTGGTTCTCAAGCAATCGAGACATGCCCTGACGGGCAGCATCGTTACCAAGACCTTCAAGCAGACCGGTGTTTTCCCACTTATTAATAAGTGCAGCACCTTCCGCAGAAAGATCACGATTAACAATACCTTCGGTTAATTTCTGTACAATAGACATATTATAAACCTCCTATAGTTATGTTGAATGTCATTTATTCAAACCTGCTAAACGCAGCATCCGACCCATATTTGGATCGATTGTTGCCTCGTTGTTTTTCTTGGAGTTGAGTAAAAGCGACACGGGTCTTTGAACGGCTTCACGAAGTGTTTGTGGACGGGTTCTCTGATCAGGAGTGGTCCCCACTGCGTTTTGAATTGTTTCAAAGATCATGCCGGCTTCTTCAACAGAATTGGCAGATTGAACAGCTTCGACAATTTGATTCTTTTGTCGCTCATTCAAGGAGGCGCTGTTTAATGCCTTGTTTTGATAAACAAGCTTGGCGTTTTCCAAGTTCAACTTAGTAAGCTGATCCTTGGATTCAATTAAGAGAGCGCGAAGCTCCCTTGTTGATTCTTTAAGTTGGGAAATCTTGGCCTCGTAAAGTTCCGCGTCGGATACGACGTCGGGGGCCGTGGCAACTTCCTCTTCAATTTCCTCTTCTTCGAGGTGGGCAGCCTGTGCGGCGCCCATGGCGTCATTGTTGGCCTGCTCGATGCTATTATCGGCAGAATTCACAGAAGCCCATCCTTGGGGTCGCGGTGTCATGTCGACGACCAATTCTTCGATAAGATCAGAAAGCATTTCTTCGGTAATGGCGATGTCTTCATCCTCTGACTCGGTGTGAACATTTTCTTGGTCTTCTCCTTCACCGGCTGCGGCGACTTCGGCTGCGTCGGAAGACATTTGCTTAAGGTCCTCTTCTTGATCTTCTGACAAATTTAAAGCTACTTCCTCAGAGCTGGGCATCTCATCAACTGTCGGTTCTATGCCTTGTGCCTCTTCTTCGGCAATACGAGTCTTAAGAGCATCAAAATCAATTTCAACGATTTCTTCTTGAGGTGGAGATCCTATTTCTTCATTTTGAAAAGCATAAGGGACTTCATCGATAAACTCTGTAAGCTCGGGATCGGCTTCAGTATCTTCTTCAAGCCCAAACTCGTCTTGCTCTAAAAGGGTATCCAATGCTTTCTTAACATCGCTCGAATACTTCTCTAACACTGCGCTTTCCGCATTTTTAAGGGCAGCTTCCTTGAGGGCTTTAGCGTCTACAATCGCTTCTTCTAATAGTGAAGACATAGAATTACTCCAAATCTGATGACTTATCAAAAATAAATAGTTCGTAAGATGGGGAAATGACTAATA